TAATTTAATAAATTAAATATTTATATAAAAAATAATATACTTAAACTATATAATCCTTATTGAGGTAAATCACGAATATACTCATATAATCTTCCAAAATCAGGTGATCCAAGACCATACACTGGATCAAACCCTACACCCGCACTATATCCGTAAGAACAATCTCCACCCTCAGTTGAATTACTAAATCCAACTGTTAAATCTCTGAAACAATCTGTGCAATTATAAAGAAGTGGTGCAACCAATCCTACTGTTCCACGCCCCTGAGATGCACGTAAGTTATTAAGTACTCCTATCATTGCTGATACCGTTGGACCTGAAGCAGATGTTCCATCAACTGGTGTTAGCTGACCATCAATCCAAGTTGCATATGAATGACCACTAACAACCAAATCTGGATAAGCACGTCCTTCACTATTAAAGAATGTATGGTTTGGTTTTACTGTATCACCATTTAAATATTCCTGAATTGCATCATATTGCCACCAACCCATCTCAAAATAATTACTAAATCCACCACCTGATGTCCACATACACGCATCAAAATTACAAATAGTCTCATCTCCACCTACAATACAATCATATTTACTACAAAATCGTGGAATATCCATATGATTATGATTCGCATATGTTGCATTCTCAAACATTGTTCCACCTACAGATAATACATATGGACAATCTGTTGGAAATACAGGCTTAAATGGATCCGGAAGACTACATCCAAGATTTGAACGACCACTTGGTCCAGAATCTCCACTACTTGCTACAAATGTCACACCACGAAGAGAAAGTTTAGCAAACTCATAACAAACACGACGTGTATATTCCTCTGGTGGTGCATTCCAATAACACTGTCCAAATACAGATGGATCACATTGTTGTGCTTCATTCCATCCATAAGACATACTTACAACTTTAGGTAAATCCTCATCTGAAAGTCCTCCCAGTTCAACTGTCATCTCAAATAACCAATCACCTACATTAATGTAATATTCCTTGGGACTATTCTGAAATGCCATCTGATATTGAATATCAAGTGAAGATTCCGTTCCAGGATATGTCGTATTAAAATTACAAGGTTCTCCAATAACATCAGATTCAGTCATTACACAATCACTTAATTCAGAAGCATTAAGATACATTGCTAAATCACTATTTGTAATACATGTCATACCCGTAAATTCCGCAATCGCTTGACTTGTTTTATTCTCAAAATCAGGTCCAACACTTACATTATATAATTGTCTAAGTCCATAAGGCGTAATATATCCAAATCCATTTTCTTGAACACTACTTTGTGTAACACGATTCTTGGGAAATCCCTGAAGACCTCCCACAAAATCAATATATTGAGAAACATCTTCTGGAATTTCCAAAACATCCGTTGGAATTACATACACATACTCACCAGTTTCCTTATTGTAGTATTGAATAACTTTTTCACCAAATAAACTCTCAACTAATGCAGCAGTACTTCTCACATCAATAATATCACCCCTTTCAACTACATCATATACACCATTCTCATTTAACCAAGAATGAACCGCATTATTAGCAATGGGACTCTCAAGTGCAGAATTAAGTTCGTTATATGTCATCCATTTTCCATACTCCGATGATCCAGGTAAAGATTTAATATGAAGCTCATCATAAACTAGATCTGGATTTTCCTGTTTAATTGCAAAAGAAAAATCCAATACTACTTTTTCAGGATTATATTCAGTTTCAACCCAATTCATGGGAACGTCAAACGCAGAACCAAGATAAACCATCATAGAAGTGAGACAAGTTAGAAGAAGTGATTTCATATTTAATAATTGTATAGCTAAATTAGCTTTATACTAAATTCTATGTTATAATTAGTATAATGAATAAATATATTATATTTCCTGCGGTTGGTAATATTGCGGGAACAATTGCGGGAAAATATGCTGATGTTGATAAAAATACGATATATATATTGAGGTATTATGTTGTTGGTATGATTATATGTTCAATATCAATTAATTTTTTGTATAGAATTATAACATTAAAGGATATTTCGTCTAAATTAATTTCTTTATTCACTATTTTATCAACACTTGGATTTTTTATTTATATAAATAGAAGTAATCAATCAAAAGATAAGAAAGTAGATGAAAAACAAGTATCTGATTTAATTGATATATTTTCAATTGGATTTTTCTTAATGATTTCCATACTTGATAAAGTTGGACACATCGGAGGATTAACGTTTTCTCTTTCAACATCTGTAATGCTTAATTCATTTAATCACATGATCAATCTTAAGAAAAAGGATAAAGATTATGATTTGATATCATTGTTAAGAATGATCGCATATTATTTTTTGGGTGTTCTTGTTGCATATGTTATTAACATTCGTGAATATAAATTGCTTAAAATTGCGATCGTAAGTATTGGTATAACATCAATTTTCTGGATCACATTTAAGAAATTATTGGATGAAAAGGATTGTGAATTGGTGAATCCAGTAGCGGCATCAACGGCATTATATATTGGAATATTAACAATAATATTTATTAAATGGATTTTTTAGTAAATTTTCTTACAATATAAAGATAATTTAATAGAGAATTATTAATAATTATGAATTTTAAAAATGAATGGCAATCAGTTACTTCGAAAAAGAATCAATCGCATCCCAAGAGTTTCAACAGATTCAATAACTCTAAATCCTTCATGAATAATGAATCTAAACGTCTTTCCATCCTTAAACAAGTATCAAATGGATCTATTACTGCAGAATATGCAGAAAAATTACTTAAACCAGTTCAATATCGTACAATTCCAAGTACTGTTTATATTAGAACGACTAAATCAGGTGCTGTAGCAGTATATGGTTTCAGTAATAGACCGATTGTATTATACGAGGATAAGTGGAATAAGTTTATGGAGTGGATTGGAGAGGGTGATCTTAAGAAATATTTAGAGGAAAATAGTGAATCACTTAGAAAACCTGTTCATGGTGGTCATGGTGATTATGGTGATGTTCATGATGGTGATGATGAGGATTAAATTCTGAGATTATTGTAATGGAAAGGTCGGTATATCCACCAGTTAAAAGAATAATAGCAATTGGTGATTTACATGGGGATTATGATGCTCTAATAGGGGTATTAAAGAAATGTAAATTAATAGATAATGATTTTAAATGGATTGGTGGGAAGACATATCTTGTTCAAATTGGGGATCAGGTTGATAGTTTATGTAGAGATAATTCAAATAATCTCAGGAATCCACAGGAATTACGTATTATGTTATATTTAAATAAACTTGATGGAGAAGCAAGAAAGGTGGGTGGTCGTGTTATATCACTTCTTGGGAATCACGAGATGATGAATATGCAGGGTGATTTTCGTTATGCATCAGATGTTGATATTAAGGTAATGAATGGTATTAAAGGAAGGAAGGAATTATTTAAACCTGGTGGTCAATTAGCAAGAGTTTTATCAAAAAGTAGGCTTGCGGTTGTTAAAATCGGAGATTATATTTTTGTTCATGCAGGAATTATACCTAAAGTTGCAAGGAAATATTCTCTTGAAAAGATTAATGAAATTGCTAAACGTTTTATGAGTGGTGAAAAATCCCTTGAATACACACCCGCTTTTCAGGATATTTTTGAAGGACCAAATGGTATTTTATGGACACGTAAATTTTCTAAAGATCATCCAAATAGTGATCTAATAAATATATCAAATAAATTATTAAATTCAAAGGCACAAATTATTGGACATACTGTTCAGGATAAAGGTATAAATAGTGTTGGTGGAGGAGGGATTTGGAGAATAGATACAGGTATGTCGAAAGCATTTGGAAAGAGACGTAAGATACAGGCTCTTGAAATTATAAATAATGGTGCAAAAATTAGAGTCCTAAAGTAGGACTCCAACGCACCTCTTTTGTTGTTTCATCCAAATGGGGACGACTCCAACCAACTTCAACCTCACGTTCTTGACGTGGAGTAAGGGAGCTCAATGGAATTGAGATCACAATTTTTGGTTCTTCTTTTAAAAGGGAACCAATTGTTGTTTTCTCTTTAAGTTTGTACTCTCGGAATTTCTTTTGGAGAATGGTTACCATTGCTTCAAGATCCTTTAGACACATCTCTTCAAGAAGGTCTCCAATTTCTTTTCGGATGTCACTCATCTTTTCCTATTATTTTAATTATTGTTAATTAAATTTAAATAAATTCATTTTTTATTTAAATTTGTGGGTTTTTTACTAAACATTTGTCTAAGAGACAATTTATAATCTTCCGGTGTTCATTGCAAGAACGTAAAGAAGATATACACTGGCGGCACAATGTACTACACAGAGTACTTTGTGTCCCATAGCACCACGCATTCTTAAGCCATGCATGCAGTGATAGACGGAGGTAAGTACTACAACCCAAAGGGCATAGACACCAGTTTCAGAGAGAGTGTTTTCCTCAGAGACACCATTTCTTAAGAGACAGTAGAGGAGATAGAGGGATGATACGCATGTTAAGATGCTGACGGCGTGGTGGGCGGATAATTTCTTCATTGAGAGACACATACCACAGTGCATTACAGAAGATAGTACGACAAGCCATAAAGCAACAGTTCCTACGAGATCAAGAGAGAGCATTTGTTATATAATAATATGAGATAATATTTATTAAACCGAAATATCTAAAAAATTAAATATAAAGATATTTTTATTTATCTAATAAATGGAATATTCTACTAAAAATTATATTTATAATAATGATCAAAATCTAATTAATACTCATTATTATTTTTCTTTAACATATAAAAAACAAAATTATTTAGATATTGATTCATTTTCCCCTTATATTCAGTATGATATTAATAATCAATCATTTTATTTAAAAGCAATTGAAAAAGAAAGTGTGAATGAAGAGTTAAATAGATCAATATATGATGGTAAAATTCTTAAATTAATTTTAGAAAATAAAAACGAAGATATTTTTAAATTTCATGTGATGAAATCACAATATTATGTAACAATATATATTTATATTGATTTGAGTCATTTAACAGCACCTATATATTATAATGAATATATTGCAAAAGCATTACAAAATTATATTCATAAAAATAAGACTATTAATTTTAATAAATATAATATTCCTGCTAAAAATGAGATCATTGAAGAGGAGTTTCCTAAACTTAAACTTGATTTGTTTCAATATCAAAAAAACAATGTAGTTTGGATGGATAATTTAGAGAAATTAACGGATTTAGGATTGAATAAGTATGAATATTATATTAAAGAAGACAATAATTGTCAAAAAATTAAAGTAAAAAACGCGGATTTATATCTGAATACAGTATCTGGAATAGTTTTTTCTGATATTGGACAACTTTTTGATAGTCATGAACTTAAATTGAATGGTGGTGTTCTTCACGATGAAGTTGGTCTTGGTAAAACATTTAGTTGTTTAACACATATTATTAGATCACTTGGAAGAGAATTAAAAACCGTTGAAAAGAAAAAGAGAAAGAAAGTGGTTGTCGTGGAAGAAGAAGAAGATAAATATGAATATGAGGATGATCTCTTTGTGAGTAATGCGACACTTGTGATTTGTCCTGCGAGATTATGTGCTCAATGGGAGGATGAGGTATATAAGTTGGTGGGAAAGAATATGGATATTAGGATTCATACTATTTCAACGATTGTTAATTATAAAAAGCTTATGATTAATTTAAATAATATTGTGAATACGGATATTATATTTATTTCAACTAATATTTTTAACAATGATAATTATAAAGGAATTGCATATGGGGATTCTAAAGAGTGTGATAAATATTATAAATTAACTGATATTAAATGGAAAAGAATTATTTTTGATGAAGGTCATGAAATTCTCTATGATCAAGCACGAACATCTAAATTATCTGTACGTAATATGTATAATGAAATTATGAATTTAACTGGTAAATATAAATGGATCTGTAGTGGAACCCCATTACCACATGGAAAACATAGTTTTAATAGCATTATTAAATATTTATCTAATTCGGAATATAACTGTACTAAAAATAATCTTGAACAGGAAACTGTTGATCAAATCATTGAAAAGAATTTCAGAATGAATACAAAGGAGAGTGTGAAGGGTCAGATTTTTATTCCGAAGATCAATGAGAAAACGATATTGCTTACACAGACTCCTATTGAGAAAAACATGTATTTGAATGCTAGTGGTGATAATTTGCGGATGATTCAGTTATGTACAAATATTTTGGTATCAGATATTGATAATGATATTTTGGGAGATGATCTTAAAAGTTTGGAGGATGTTCAAACACGTATGATTAATTATTTTGACAAAGAGATTAATATTGTTGAAAAAAAGATTGAAGTATTTAAACAAGAGATCATTGATTTAGGTGTTGAATACGATACGTATGATGAATTTCCCGTGCATAGTGATCAATGGAAGCAGGGACTAAATAATATTAAAAGTAAGATTTCATATAGAAAGGAGACAATTAAGAAATATAGGGATGATATTGGGCATTTAGAGGCGCGTAAATCATTATTTACAACATTACAAAATAGAGTAAAAGAGGTTGTTACTGAACCGTGTCCAATATGTTATGATGTAATTGAAAAGGTAACATTAACAAAGTGTAGTCATATTTTTTGTGAAGATTGTATTATGACTTATATTAAAGGAAAATCTAAGGTTGAGTGTCCAATGTGTAGAACTTCATTGGATGTTAAAAAGGATATTGGATTTTCAATAGACTCTGTTGATGAGGAGGATAATGTTGTTGCGAAAAACAGTGATGAATATGAATCAAATTTAAATAAATGGGGGACAAAGATGGCATATTTAATTAAGTTATTGAAATTGATTATTGATAAGAGTGAGGATAATCGTATTATTTTATTTTCACAATGGAGTCGTATGTTACAATTGGTTGGATCAGTATTGGATGAGAATTCAATTAAGAATGTTTATTTGAAGGGAAATATTCACGTAATGAGTAAAAACATTCGTAAATTTAGAAATGATAAGGATATTCGTGTTATTATGCTTTCATCTGATACCTGTTGTTCTGGTAGTAATTTAACCGAGGCAAGTCATATTATATTATTGGATACAGTTAATGGTAATAAGGAACATGCAAAGGCTGTTGAAGAACAGGCTATCGGACGTGCAGCACGTCTTGGACAGATGAAAAACGTGGAGGTATTTAGATTAATTATGAAGGATACTATTGAGGAGGAGTATTATAATAGCAATGTGGGAGATAGGGTTAAGTTTATTAAGAAAGGGACAGATAAACAGTTGGATAAGATGTTTAACTTGGGGAAGAAGATAAGAAAAAATACTTCACATTTAGTTTTATAAAACTTATAATAAACTAATAAATCAACTAATATAAACAAAAATTCATATATTTAATAAATGAATTTTTTCATATTTTCTATATCATTATTTTCAATATTATTAACATGTAATAGTGAAAAATACATTATTGAATCATCAACAAAGCCTCCTGATTTTGGTGAAAATATTATAGATCTTCCTAATTTAGGAATGTTTATTGTTGATCTATCTGATGATAAAATAAATTCATTAAATATAAATTCTAATCTTCACAAAGATTGTATTGTTAATATAACTGAATTTAGAACAAGAAATGAAAACCTCGCATGGGGATTAAACAGAATAGATCAAAGGTTTCCACCACAAGATGGATCATATACATATGAAAGACAACTTAATAGTCCTGTTAAATTATATGTTCTTGATACAGGTGTTGATGATGTACCTCTTTTAGAAGGACGTATGAGATTTGGTGCAAATTTTGTAAGTGGATCAAGTAATAATGATAATAATGGACATGGAACTCATGTAGCTGGTATTGCAACGGCATCAAGACTTGGTGTTTCAGATGGACCAGAGGTAATTGCGGTTAAAGTAATGGGTGATAATGGGATTGGATCTTGGGCAGATGGATTACGTGGTATTGATTGGGTGATTGGTGAAGCAAAAAGGAATTCTGAAATTGCAATTATTAATCTTTCAATATCAAGTGAATATTATCAACCAGCTAATAATGCTGTACGAAAAGCAGTTGAAGCAGGTATCTTTGTAATTGCGGCTGCAGGTAATGAAAATGATGATGCATGTTTATATAGTCCTGGATCAGAACCTTATGTTGTAACAGTTGGTGCGACAAGTCAAGGTTCATCGGAATCATCATATGATAAAAGGTTTTCACTTTCAAATTGGGGAGAGTGTGTATCAGTATTTGCACCTGGTTTTGCAATTTATTCATCTCTTCCTGGTGGATATATTTCAATTAAGAGTGGAACATCAATGTCTGCTCCTCTTGTGGGGGGAGTTCTTTCACAATTATTATATAAATCAATTAATTGTAATGTTATTGATGGTGATGAAGATTATTCTGAGAAAGTATTTTTAGCAATTGATTATTTAATGTCTTATACAACAAAAAATATTGTTAAAGATCCCAAATATGATAATTCTTCATTCATTTATTCACCACCTGAAGGATTTCCAGTATTTAATTGTGATCCAAATGGAACATTTATAAGTCAAACTCCAAGTTGGACTCCTTCACCAAGTCTAACACCTAGTCATAGTCCCACACCTAGTCAAACTCCAAGTCATAGTTCTTTACCAAGTCCTATTTATAATAAACCATATATCAAAACATATAATATTATTACGGATCAAAGTGGTTGGAAGGAAATAACAGTAGATAATTATTTTATTAAACCTGTGATTGTATGCACTCCTATTTATGAAAATATTAATGAAAATTGGATTGTTAGAACTAATTACAGTGATAATTTAAATATTATTATTGGAGCAATTGATATTAAGACATCAACATTATTGATAAATAAAAACATCAATTGTATTGTTATTGATGAGGGTGAATATGATGTAGTTGATCATGGAATTAAACTTATTGCAAAAAGACAAGTAAATGCACCAATTACAGGAAAGCCTGATTGGAATGATGTTGAAAAGATTGATTTACATGATTTTAATAATCCAATATTTATTGGTCAAGTTGATTCAACATATGATCTATCATATCAAGTATTTTGGTCTGCTGGTAATCCAACGGGTCCTTTAGATCCATCAAGATTAAATCTTCCATTTTCAGGAAAATCAACATTTGGAAGGCAAAGTGGCGCAATATCTGAAAGATCAACTGCTGGAGATACAGTTTCATATTTTATTATTGAGTCTGGTGAAGGTGTTATTGGTGATTTTATTTATAAAACTGGAATTATTGATGGTGTTTTTGGGATAATTGATGAGAGTGGTATTCCATTTATATCAAATGTTTTAACAATTACTAAATTTTATGATCATTCTTCAATATTAAGTAGTATCGGTATGCAAGGTGGTGATGGTGCATTTCCACTGTTTTATAAATATAAAACGGAAAATCCATTATTAAGTTTTAAAATTGCTGTTGATGAAGAAACTATTTCAAAAGATGAAAGATTACATCAAAGAGGAGAATATATTGCTTATCTTATAATTGGTAAATCAATTACTAATATAAATCAAAGTCCTACAAATACAAGATCCGCAAGTCCTACAAATACAAGATCCGCAAGTCCAAGTCCAAGTCCAAGTCCAAGTCCGAGTTCAAACCCTAGTAATAATTTTATAATTGAACAAATAAGGGATTTATTAAATCAAATTAATAATTTATTAAATAATTTATAATAAAATTTTTTTATTTCTTTTTATGTAATTTTACTTTTCCATTCTTGATATCACAAGTCGTGAAAAAAGAGAGTTTATCTTTAGATTTTTTACTGAATCTAAATACATTATTAGTAATAATACAACGAAATAAGTCTGTACCTTTGTATTCAAACTTATCAATAATAGTCCAATATTTGTCCTCATAAAAGATTTGAAAATATTCTTTATCAACCTCCATTAAGTAACCAATAATATCACCATCATCTGATAAAATACTTTTATCATCTGGATCAACATAATATTCTGTTCCATCTTTAGAAGTAATACCTTCTGCTTCAACACTAGGTTCTTCAACTTCTTCTTCTTCTCCAGATTCTTCTCCAGATCCACCTGATCCTTCAACTTCTTCTTCTTCGTCTTCTTCAACTTCAATTGTTGATAATACATCATCATCTTTTGAAATATCAACTTTAATTGTTTCTTCAGCATCTGAATGTTCTTCTTCAGCATCTGAATGTACTTCCTCAGTTACTTTATCAGCTTCCTCTTCTTCTTCCTCTTCCTCATCAGATGAAGAATCCAAAAGATTTTTCCCGGAAGCCAGATCAAGCATTTTCTGGTAAGCTCCTTTAAACTTTTCCAAGAATTCTTCATTCTTTTTAAAGGAGAGTCTGGTGTTAATATTTGATTTCATAGAAACAATTTTTTGTGGATTTTTCTTGGAAAAAGTATCACCAAGTTCGTCACAATCAATAGTTGCTAATTCATATTCACCATCTTCAACTTTATCAAGAATATCATCTTTAAAAAGCAAAATCTCACTATCCTTATGTTTGTAACAATAATCAAACTGTTCGCCTGTTTTCTTGTCTAAGAAAGTTGGTTTAGCACATGATCTATAAAAATAGGTCTTGATCTTACCATTCCCATTATCAACATTCTTAAAATAAACATGGACTCCTTTTTCCACATCATCCCTCGCACGTTTTTTAGTTGTAATAGATACAGCACAAGGACAAATAATTTTTTCCTTTTTCTTTTTAGGTGTGGGGGATGATTTAGTAGTAGAAGAAGATTTGTTCTTCATTTTTTTAAGAGCTGATTGTAGATTAAATTTCTTCTCGCAGGACATTATTTTTAAATTGTAATTATTTATATGTATTTATCAAAAAATAAAATCATTTTTTGATAAGTGGGTTTTTGTTAATAACACTATTCTTTGATAACAGTGTTTTAATATAATCTTTTGTAACCGGTTTTCGTCCATTTGTAATATTCATCATACTTGAATAAGCATCTTGATAGCTTGTTGCATATGTGATTATTTCTTCAATTTCACTCACTAATTTATTTTTTAAATATTTATTAATTGAGGGCATAAAATATATAATTTAATATATTCAATTCATCAATTAATAAAATCATTTTTTCTAATCTCTTAATATAATATATGTCCTCCACTCAAGCCGGAATTTATGCAGAAAGAACAAGTTCAGTAGCAGGTGTTGATGGTTGGGGTGCAACACCTGCCCAAGCAACAAAAGATAATGTTATCGGATCAGGTATTACAAATAATCCACAAGGCTCCGGATTTATCAATAAACGTCCAACTAGATACTGGTATAGAAAAAAAACTGCACCTTTTAATCTCTATCCCTACGGATACAGTCTTATTACTGTAAATGCTGATGGATCAAGAACATTAACAAGAGTACAAAATTCACCTGATTATGAATATTATGGATGTAATTGCATGGATTCTGTCGGAACCGTAGTATATAATTAAGATCTAAAAAAAAATGAATTTTATTTTACTAAATATAACAATATTTAATTAATTAATTGAATAAGAACATAATGACCTCTACAAAGAAATCACTTGATGATGCTCTCGCAAAACTCACCTCTAAAGGTAAGAAAGATGCTGAGTACAATCGTGAAAAACACTTTAAAGAAGCAGTTGATGCTGCATTTCAATTTATTTTGAAAGGATTTGAAGAACGTGTAGCGGAGTCCAAGGAGAAGGGATTTACACGTGCTTATTTGTATCGCTGGAAGTTTGAATCCGACCCTAAAAGTCGTAAATTTCGTTTCCGTAATATTCGTGTAATGGACCTCGTCCGTGGAAAGAAGAATGAAGATGGAACATTTACACGTGGTCCTCTTATT